GCTGTTAATATTTTCGCTTTGTTGCAAACGGGGTAGACACGCTCTACCCCGTACACGTTCTTTTTTTCTACGATTAAAGCTGTTTCCATTGTCCGCCTTCCTTGTAGAACATTTGAGTATGACCGCTGTCCGCCATCATCTTATCAAGTGGCTCAAAGTCTAAACCATCTTTTGAATAATAATAACCAGAAGTCTTATCTAGTCCATCATCATCAGTAGTGTAAAACTCTTCACCATTTTTTTTAATGAAGTCTTTTACTTCTTTTATTTCTTCAGCATTGAAACCATCTGTATTAATCAAGTAAGGTCTTCCAATTAATTTAGAATCAAATGCATCTTTAAAAAAATAAATATATTCAAAGTCTTCATCTATTCTTTTTTTTATTTTCATTTCTTATTTCTCCTTTGTGCTTATAGTAGTCATTAAGCCTTATAGGTCAAGTGGGAAAATATAGGATACCCTATGCACGAACCGCATAACTATATCTTGTGTCAAGAATTATTTATGGGATATTATAGGACATAGTGTCACTGTTGCATAAATGCAACACTGCTCGTGAACTATGGGCCCACCCACCCTAATTAAGGGGTCCCAAAGCAAAACCAAAATCCAAAAATATTTAGACCCCCCACACCCCCTTTTGCGCGCAGACTACAGACATACACATATAGTGTAAGATTTAGACATAGACTTGCTTAAATTAGAAAATGGCAATATGATAGAGGGGGTACCCCTAAAAAAATAAAAACTGGTACAAAACAGAGTTGAAAAAAATTCTGCAAAAATTTTTATGAAACAGGAAATTATAAATAAACTTCCACCCGACGCTCGAAAAGAATTTCTTAAATACGCGATCAAGTTATCTGAAAAAAAGAAACAAGGAAAAGTTAACAACGACTTTCTATCTTTTGTCAAACACGTGTGGCCTGAATTTATTGAAGGCAAACATCACAAAGAGATTGCAGATAAGTTTAATAAACTTGCATCTGGTGAGATCAAAAGATTAATTATTAATATGCCGCCAAGGCATACTAAATCAGAGTTTGCGTCCTATCTTCTACCCTCTTGGATGGTAGGACGAAAGCCTGATCTTAAAATTATACAAACGACCCACACAACAGAACTCGCGATCCGCTTTGGACGAAAAGCCAAAACGTTAATTGACTCCCCTGAGTACCAACAAATATTCAAGACACGACTCAGAGAGGACTCACAAGCCGCGGGTAAATGGGAAACCGAGCAAGGAGGTGAGTACTATGCAGCGGGTGTGGGATCGGCAATCACGGGCCGTGGTGCGGATTTATTGATTATCGATGACCCACACTCAGAGCAAGATGCTATGAACCAACAAGCTTTAGAACGAGCATACGAGTGGTATACGTCAGGTCCTCGTCAACGTTTACAGCCAGGTGGATCAATCGTCGTTGTCATGACGAGATGGAATATGAAAGATCTAACAGGTATGTTATTAAAATCACAGAAAGAATTAAAATCAGATCAGTGGGAAGTTATAGAGTTTCCAGCAATCATGCCATCAGGTAAACCTGTATGGCCGCAGTATTGGAAGTTAGATGAATTAGAATCTGTTAAAGCCAGTTTAAGTACCGGTAAATGGAATGCGCAGTGGATGCAAAATCCTACAGCGGAAGAAGGATCGTTAATTAAACGTGAGTGGTGGCAAGTATGGGAAAAAGATTTTATTCCACCTTTAAAACACGTTATACAATCTTACGATACCGCATTCTTAAAAAAAGAATCTGCCGATTATTCTGCTATTACCACATGGGGTGTATTTCATCCAGATGAAGATAGCCCAGCTAATTTAATACTATTAGATGCATTTAAAGAACGATTAGAGTTTCCAGATCTTAAGAAAGAAGCCTGGGAGCAGTATCGATACTGGAATCCTGAAACGGTGATCGTAGAGGCAAAAGCCTCTGGTCTACCTTTGACATACGAGTTGCGAAAAATGGGTATTCCTGTTATAAGTTATACTCCTAGCAAAGGACAAGATAAACACGCTAGGGTGAACGCTGTGGCACCGCTGTTCGAGTCGGGTGTTATTTGGGCGCCGGATGAAAAGTTCGCAGAAGAAGTTATTGAGGAGTGTGCATCATTTCCGTATGGAGATCACGACGATTTGGTGGACAGCACAACACAGGCAATAATGCGTTTTAGACAAGGAGGGTTCGTGGCGCATCCAGAAGATTTAAAAGAGGATTCACTTCCTCGTACTGAAAGAACTTATTACTAGTTATGATATTAGCAGCACCTTTAGTTATTCCATTTGCAAAAGCCGTCGGTTTGTCTGTCGGCACATTAGGTATGGCTGCACTTGCAGATCAAGTTAACGATTACATTCAAGCAAATCCAGAAGAGTCGATGAAAATTTTATCAACGATTATTCCAAACGTTGGTATTGGTCAAATCTTTATGAGCAAAGAAGATAAAATATCTTTAGAAGATTTAGAAGACATGACTGACGAAGAAGCACAAGATTTATCAAAAGAAGAAAAAGCAGAATTAATGAAACAAGCAGGTAAAAGAAGAAATCGTGAACTTAGTATTTCAACTGCGGAAAAAATTGGTTTAACATATCCAGACAGAGAAAAACAAGATATCGAATACGAAGTTGATAAACGTTATGATGAAGGTGGTGTTGAACAAAAAAAGGCTCCTTTTGATTATACAAAATTTTTTAGAAAACGAAGAGCGGACGGCGGAGCGATTGGCATAGAAGTTTTATTTAGAGAAAAGAAAAATCTCGGTGGACTTCTTACAGGTCAGGCAAAAAATATTTATGATACAATGAGTGCTGCAGGATATTTTACAGAAGATGAAATTAGAAACGCGATCATTGGTGCGGGTTATGAAATACCTGATGCATCACCAACACAACCAGAACAAGTTACAGGAATTATTGGTGCACAATTAAATCAAGATAAAGATGATGGACCTAAAGGAGACTTTGGTATTTTTGGGGACTTATTAAAAGACACAGCTAAAGATTTTAATGTAGAAGTTTATGATGAAGAACTTGGAGACTTTATACCTACAACTATAACTGGTTATCAAAATGTTAAATCTGGATTATATCAAGATAAATTTGGAAAAAATTTACAACCAATGTTTTCTAACACAGGACTTACACCAGGATTTTTAGGTGCAGCTCTTAGTTTAACAGGTATGAAACCACAAACAGTTGGTGGTTTTGTTCCAGGATCTATTAGAGGAAAATTTGATGGAATAAGAGATATATTTAACAAACAAAAAAAACAACAACAAGATATTATAAAACAACAGCAAGAGGAAAAAGCAAGAAAAGAAAGAGAAGCTAAAGCGGTTATTGCAGCTGCAGAAATGCAACAAGAAAATAGAGATAACAAAACTGGTGGTTATGGATTTGGTTATAGTCCAACTTCTGATTTTATGACAGGAGGAAGTAACAGACCAGGGGGTGGTGGTTATGGTGGTGGTGCTGATCTATCTAGCACTATGGGTTCTTTTAAAGATGGCGGTTTGGTTACAATGTTCGTGGAGAAAAAATAATGGATATAAAATACAACGCTGACATAGGCGCTTTTGTTAATACTGCAAACGACGAACCAGTGACACAAGCAGAATTACTAGAATGGGCTGCTGCAAATCCAGAGCCAATCAAAGAAGATAAGAAACCAAACACAGAGATACTTGAAGAAGTAATTGCAACATTTAATAAAACAGGATAGGTTAACCAAATGGCCACAATAGACAAACCATTACCCAATACAAAAACAACCGTTGAAGTTCCAGGTGAAGTAGAAATTCAAGAAGCGATTAAAGAAAACGTAGAGGAGATTCAAGAAAAAGGTGGACCTGTTGAAATAGAAATGACAGAAGAAGGTGGTGCTGAAGTTTCATTTGATCCAAAGGTTGCAGCACAAGAAGGCGGAGAAGACCATTTTGAAAATCTTGCAGAATTTTTAGGCGATGAAATTTTAGAACCACTTGGTTCTAAAATGGTAGACCAATACAACGAGTACAAAGAATCTCGTGGTGATTGGGAAGAAACATATAGAAACGGATTAGAACTTTTAGGATTTAAATATGAAAGAA